GACGCAAGAAAAGAAGGCCCATTAAGAGCCTTCTTTTCTTCACCGTTTACATATAATACTTATACAGCTTCTGAAACCTATCCAGAGTAATTTCACTCTCTGCAATTTTACCAACAAGGTTTAAATCGCAGTAGTATCTCACTCCGTTAACGTTCATATAATACGCACTAATACTCTCCGCTAATAGGAGCACTTACAGCCAGCGTCACCTTAGGCCCTTTAACACTTTCCTCGATTTTGACAATTTTCATCTCTTATTCCCCTATAACTTATTATACCTTTTTAATAAAGATAATAAAGTTAACACTATAATTTCCAATTACATCGGTGTCTTGTGTGTTCCTATACCAATGCAAGTTGATATTATAGGTTCTGCTTTCACTGTCATAAGTAATTGGCCCGCCTAGAAACAGGCATCTACTTGCAGTTGTATTAAAGTTATACATAAGGCAAGCTGTCGGATTGTTTGTATCAGCCGGTTGAAATCCTTCCGGGATGATAATATCAGATGATAATGTGTAACCGCTTCCTCCAATGGGTACATTTTGGTTTCTGGAATAAGTGTAAACACTAATTCCTCCCGCATTTGCATCCACATACGCCTTCGTGGCCGCATCTTGAGCGTCCACTGGGTCCTTAATATTTTTAATCTGGTTTCCACCTACGGTTTGGCCTTTTAGTGTTCCGCTGAATGAAATTTCACTAGCACCTTTATGGAATGCAATAGTAGGAGAACCGACAGCCCCAACAGTTAAATTGTTTCCAACTGCTTCAATATGCCCAGTTGTGCCGAAATTAAGAGGACCTGTCATCGTATCCCCGCTCTTCTTAACATAAGGAAGAGCGTCCGTGCCATTCTTGATATTAGTAATATCAGTTTTGACTTCGTTAATATCGGTCCTAATGGGGTCAAGTTCGCCATCCATCTGTCCCTTGTTAACAGCATCCCCATTTTCAGTCGCATTCGCCACATTCTTGATCTGAATAGGGTCGCCGCCTTCGGTTTGGACCTTTACCTGAGTACCCATGCCGACAACAGAGCCATTGCTTTTTACCACAACGCTACCATTATCATTATAGATACTTCCGCTCTGGTCGAAGTTAATGTTAGTACCATCATTCATAACAATGTCACCGGACATTGTACCACCAGCCAGAGGCAGATAATCTCCAACCCCTCCGCCTCCTCCGGTTGCGCTCAGTGTACCGTCAGCCGTGATATTAAGGCCACTGCCAACTTTCACGCCACCCAGTTTATTAGGTCCAGCGATAGGCAATTTGTATTCTGCTCCACTTACCTTATCATCAACGTACTTTTTAGTGGCTGCATCTGCATCCTCCGTAGGAGTTCCGACAGAACTAACCTTATTACTACCCATATTAAGAGCGCCGCTCATAGTATCTCCGGCTTTCTTAACGTAAGGAAGTTCAGTTGTTCCGCCTTTAATGTCATCCAGAGCGTTGTTGATATTGGTAATATCACCTTCAATATTAGTGATGTCACCCTGAATATTGGTAATATCACCCTCAATATTAGTGATGTCTCCCTGAATATCAGTGATATTTCCTTCAATGGTTGTTACCTTACCTTCAACCGTCTGAACCCTATTAGTAAGATTAGTAATTGAGCTAGTAATACCCGCAATCTGCTCAGTAATGTTGCTGATCTCTTCTCTAATGCTAGAGATAGCCTGGTTGATAGTTGTAATCTGCTGATTGATTGTGTCGATCTGTCCTTTAATCGTGGTAATATCGCCTTCAACTTTAGTGAGACGAGTGTCCAGAGCATCAATCTTAGAATAAATCTCAGTGATCTGACCCTGAATAGTTGCGATCTTATCAGCGTTATCTTGCGCGAGGGAGAGGGCTTCGTCAGCCGTCTCCTGCGCATTCTTCACCTTGTCTCTCAGCTCAGTGATACCGTTAGCACAATATCCAGTACTCTGAACCAGATTAGCAATCTCCGTTTCAAAGTCATTCTTGAATCCGCATTCAGGCCTCTTGCTCACATACCAGAACGCAACGTTCTGAGGGTCGTTGTATTTAGCGGGCACGTCAGTCCACCGGCCCAAGAACTCCATACCAATGGAAGGTTCATCAGTTGCGTCCTGCATGGCCGTAATGACTGCGGTGTTGCATCCCATTTCTTTCAGGATGTTAGCAACAGTAATTCCCTGCATACCGGGATTTTCCGTAATACCAACGTTGAAAAGGATAGTCTGCCCGCACCCGCTGTTGTAGCCGATAGCCGTGATAGCTTTCTTCGTGGTAAGGGCCTTCGCCTGCTCAGTGATTTCACCATCCAGAATGATGGGCGTAACACCACCGATCATATCCACGATCTTATCTTGACACAGGTTCACGCTTTCGACAGTGCCCTTGTAGACTTTCAGAGTGCCCATTGCGGTAAAGCCCGCAATATACCCATCTGCATTGGGCGTTCCGGCGATAGCCATTCCCCGCCACATAGCCGGGCCGTTCCAGCCCTGCTGAGAGGGATTGACAGCGGTCATAATGACATTCGCACTCTTGACAAAGCTATAATCGTGCATACTCTGCCGAACGTTAGAGTTCGTGGAGTTATCATACGCAAGACCCAACTTGACGCGAATGGGACAACCCGCCTTGTCAAACTTGTTTACACGCACGATATGGTAAACGGCGCTGTCATCACTGGAATAACCCTGCTCAAGATGCACTTCACAGTCATCATAGTAAACAGGACTAGTTTTCGCTGCACCTACACAATCATTCAGAGCCTTGAAGCAATTTGCCTGAATGTAATTCCAACGGTTGATACATTCATTTGTCTTTTCAATTACAGCCCCCATCTGAGCCTGCGGATTGAAGCCGGGAACAGGAGGTGGAACAACAGGCATAATGGGAGGGGGAACAGGAATAGCACAGAACTCAGGCTCACAGGGCGGAGGTCTGTGCCCCTCCGGAGGGCAACAGCCCTCCGGATAGCAATAACCATCAGTCAGAGGATGTCCATGGCCATCCCATTTGTAGTGATTGCAATTACTCATAGTGTATTACCTCACTTCTTCGCACGGACAGCCTTCTGGAAATAGCCATCCTCGTTGTACCACACCTTGTAGATTTTGCCGTTGACCTTCTGGAAAGCGGTCTTACCAGCCATATCCATACGGCGGCTTCTATCCAGCTCTCTCTGAACAGGCTCACCGGGCTTGCCAGTAATGAAACCTTCCTTCATTTCCTCTTCGGTCCAGCCGCTTTCCTTAGTATCATCGAGACGAACACGAGAGCCAATTTCCGCAAGGTGTCTGTTCGCCTCTTCGGTAGTAATCTTGTCCTCTTCCCACAGGTGGATAATTTCGTCAACAGTAAACATATTAAAATACCTCCATGAAATTGTATTGAAGCTCCTTAATAATCTGTTCGTCAATGTTCAGGAATGTTTCGCGGAAACCTTGCAAAAGCTGAGATGGTGTCATATTCATAAATCCGGAAATAATTTCATGCTTTCCTTCATCAGTTGTCTGAGACTCGTCCTCAATAGTCTGTTTAGCCTTGCTTGTATCCTGGTTACTAGAACCGTTTTCAAATCCATCATTAGTTGCTTTTGTATCAACATCTCTATTGAGCTGTGAAGTTTTGGTTCGTTCATCAGTGATATTTCCAACCGTATCTTCTGTTCCATTTAATTTGCGGTCAGTATCAGTTGTTTCCGTCTCGTCTGTTTCGTCTGTTTGGTGGATTGTACTGTTAGATGTTGCATTCGTTGTGGTATCTCTGGTTTGACTCTCCTTTGTGAAGTTCGTCATATAGGCGTTATTTGGATTATCCCCAACGGTAGTTTGCGGCGTGTCTGCAAACCGCTTGTCTCCGTTCTGATTTTCGGCAACCGTCTCATTAGTCGTGGTATCAGTTGTACCGTCTCTTGTGACCGTGCCATCCAATTTCCTATTGACTCCGGTTGTTTCGTTCTCTGTTCTCTCTTTGTTTTCTGTGTAATCTCTCTTGTAGTCTTCTTGCTCTGTGATACCTTGCTTTGTCCCCTGTGTGGAGTTGGTGATACCTTTAGAGGATTTAGCGAAGTTCTCTAATGCACTAATTACTTCGCTATCTCCCTTCTGTGCTTTTCTCAGCACATTTTCAATAGACCTTCCATTCGTCTCCAATAAATGATTCATAATGGGGTCAAACTTAATCAGCTCACTTTTGTACAACTGATTGTAAAATGGCATGATACGTTCAAGTGTTTCGTTTAGATATAGCTTGAACTTATCCGGAGTATCCTGCCCAATTTCGTAAAAGAAATAATGCCGTACAATCTTAGCGCACAACTCGCTTTTGTGCTCGGGAATATAGGTGCTCCATGTATCGTCAAAGACTTGATAGCCAGTGGATACAAGCTGACCTAGCTCATAGTTACGAGGGTTAATCGGATTCCATGGAAACACTTTCATTCCCTCCTTCCACCTGCTGTCCCATCTTTGCCAATAGGTCTTCAATCTGCTCTTCCTTAAACTGTTCAAGCTGATTTGCTTCAACAGAAATATTAAGGCCGAACATCTTGTTAATCTCTTCGCACGCTTTACGTCTGCATTCAAGCTCGCTTTCCAGAGAGTGTCTAATAGGCGTTTGTTCTCCCTGACTCTCACTCACAACTAGTCTTTCCTTTTTGGAAGTAAACTCATTTGCTACTCCTAAAGCGGAGTACACCTGATTGAACATATTCTTGACGTTCGCCCACATATCTCCCAGGTAGCTTTGTACTCCAGTCGTGAGAACACTCAAAGTATTGATTCCTGAATTCGGAACGGCCAGAACAGTTACTTCATTGTCTGCAATGTCATTTAAAGCTCTAATAACAGAGTTCTTTTGACGCTCTTCGCAAGAAACCATATAAGGCTTTTTAAGAGTCTGCGTATGGACATCAATTGCCCGAATGGCATCTGCAATCTTTGGAGCGTAATTCATTAGAATGAGATAGTCAGGAGTCATTGTTAAATTACCCCTAATGAGCACACTATCATCAATCGTGTAGTTCTTCTCATAGTTGTAACTGTATGCCCGCCTATTAACACTCTCATAGTAGATATTAAATGGGCCGGATAATGTACAAGGAGTATGAGCAAAGCCGATATTCTCGTCATTAAAGAACAATGCGTAACCGTAGAATGCTAGAGTAATTTCTAATGCCCTTTCATTGCACGACGACGGAAGCCCATTCCATTTAAACCTGGAAAGCATAACATTCATTAGCCTGGAAAATACTTCGGCAAATTGAATGGTATTAAGCATCTTTGTTTGCCGTTTAGTTAATCCGCTAGTGTTAACTCTAAAATCAGGTAGTGAAAGAATGGGGAAGGCATCCATAAGAGGAAACATTATTCAACCCCCTCTGATAAGAAAGTAATAACATTTTTGCGTGTCTCTTTGAGCTTGTCTATGTGATTCCCGTTTATCATGTGGTCCGACATATCAATTAGGAATAGACAAATATGTTTATCTGCCTGATTTAACTTATCTATCTTATCATAGTCTCTATTCAACTTTTCTCTCATATCTCTGATTTCTTCAGAGTTGGCGTCGATCTTTTTACCGATTGTGGATGTGAAAGTAAACAGTCTCCACACAACGGCAATTCCCCCTCCAATAAGGGAAATATTTTTAGCTGTTTCAAGTAGAGCTTCCATTTCCTTTACCTCTGCCATTGATAATGGCCTTCACCATACAAGATACAAGTTCAACTCCAAAAACGGTAAACACCATATTTGTAAGAGTGGATGCTTCATACCCTGTTTTGTAGAAGATAATAAGGGATGCTATTGTATAAAGCACAAGGAACGCAATACAGAAAACAACGAATTTAGTGACAGTTTTCAAAACCCGCTCACCGCCACTTCTTTACCGCTTCTCTGGTCCCATCTATACTTCATTGATCTGACATCAACGTGAACAAAACTCTTATAGAGTCCAATCCCACCAGGGTGCCCAGTCTCTTTCAATGCCTTTTCAGCGGCAATGGCAACAGAAGCGGGAGAAATGCCGTCAACCACAATATCAGCGGCAGTACCATAACAATGCTGAGAGCGAGTAGCGCCTCCCACCTTCTTGTTATATTCGGGAGTCCTGTAACCACTGTTAATGATAATGGGTTTTCCGAACTGATTGCGAATATTCTGCAATACGGCTGGAAGATCAGGGTGAATCACAATAACGTCACTCCCATCATTACAGGCAAACTCTTTTACCTTAAAAGAGGAAGTCAGCTGTTTATCACCTTCAAGAGATTTACTATAAATCCTAGCTTCATTCTGCATAATAATCCTCCTTACACATTGTTGTCTCTCCAGTAACCAGAGGGACGAACATCAACGTGGACAAAACCCTGTGATCTGTAACACCCCATACCTCCCTTTCCAGAAGGCATAACGTTATTGGCTATCCAATTATAAACGTTAAGCGGAGTCTGTCCAGTTACTACAATATCAGCGGCACGGCCATAAAGATGCTGACTCTTAGCGGCTCCACCAACAGCGGCATTATGGGAAGTGGTTCTATATCCGCTGTTAATAATGACTTGTACTCCATAATGGTCACGAATGATTTGTAACAGCTCAACAAGTCTTTTACTCACAAGAATTTTATCACTACCATCGTGGCATCTGAACTCTCTGACTTTGAAATTCTTACTTAAATAAGTATCTCCATCAGCAGCTAAAGAATATTCCACAACTTCGTCTGGAAGAACACTAAAATCATCAGCGGCAGGTGGGTCCGGCTGTTCCGGGTCTGGCTTAGGCGGGTCATACTCCTGGAAGGGTGGGTCTTCTAAGAAATCATCATAAGTATAGTTATCAATCTGATTAGCGGAGGGGTTAGAGAAATCACCGATTGAACGTCTATTTACATTCCAGAATGTGACGCCATTATTCAGCATATCACAAATTTGCTCTCTATAATGCTCTGGAATGTCTCCACCAATGTGAGCTTCACTTGTTTTCACATAATTCCAAATAGGACGAGTGTTTACATTTGGAATTTTAAGAAGCCCCACGGCATAGCCGAAACGATCAAAGAAATCGTCAACTGCTTCCATGATTTGAGTGGGGCTAATATACCATCGTGTGCACACTCTGTAAGCTCCAAAAGCAACTGCGGCATTAGCTGTTGTATTTACCTGACCACCGGAGGCAACCATTTGATCTGCCATACCTACGAGAGATAAAGCTGCTCCTCCTAGTGCTCCCAATGCTGTTCCTCCTGGGCCTGCCACGCTTCCGGCTGCGGCTCCCTTCAATCCTCCGCTAATTGTTTTCATAATGGCGTTCTGCCAATTATCCAAAAGATTATTACCAACCCAAACGCCTGACGGCATATCGGTAATTAAATAAGCATCTTCAAGGCTTGTTTCAATACCCTTATAGTTCTTTAGATAAACAGCGAAACCACCAATGCCTCCAATTAACCCACCCTTAGCGAATAACTGAGTGAGTGGAGTAGCGAGGCCGTTCTGTCCCATCAATTCGGGAAGAAATTCTTTTTGTCTCCCGGCGGCTCCTTCTACTCTCAGCATCGTATATTGAGAAGTGTACACCTTTGCATTATTGAAATGCCCATTAAGCGTTATCCATGGAGACTGTAAAGTGCCCATTTCCCATTCTTTATCATTCAGGAAGAAAGAGGGAACAGAAAGAATAGGTCCAATGTTATCCAGTGTTGTGGCAATATGAACCGCAACAGTATTAAGGTAATCGTCAACCTCTTCGGCAGTATTTTTAACAATCATATTCATTCCTGAATAGATGCCGCCTAAAGTATTGCCGTGAATGGATACTTGTCCGTCCTCATTATACGGAGTCAAGATAACATATCTTGTAGGCACAAGAGGATATGTTAATTCGTTTTCTACTACAACAGGAGCGCCTGAAATTGGTTCAGAAATACCACAATTATTCCAGTTCGGTTGACCATCAACCCAATCACCTGTAACGTGCTCCCTTTCTACATAACATGGTTGCCATTCAATGTCCCCGCAAAAACTTGAATAAGGGTCAATTTCAAAATAAATTCTAGTTGTTCCTTCATTCAAGTATTCAAAGCCGGTAATAAGTGCAACCAGATATTTTGTGCTGTTGTTCGGATTTTGCCAAAACATTACATCACATTTTAAGGCATCATAGTAATCAATGTTTAACTGCGTGTACTCTCGCTCATCAGCTCTCTGATAAGTACAGTTTGTAAACGAATTCGCTACTTTGCCTTGCAGATAAGAGATCATTGCAGAATTGGAGCTAAAATATGCTTTATGATCTTTTGTAATACCTGCATTCTCACATAGGTATATTCTAGTTGTTGGGGAAAGAATAGGCATATTTTTACCTCCAGGGAGAGGGCCTATAAAGACCCCCTCCCATATTTAATTTACTCAGTAACCAGAGCGACAGCGTTATGGAACGGAGACAGGGAGAAGGTATCCCAACAATGGAAATAATACTGCCATGCCATATTACCAGCATTATAAAAATTGGTCATACGACGCAGTTTTTCTCTAATCTGGAAAGCGTTCACATCAGCCAGAATTGCGAGGCACTTAGAACTAGCGGCAAAGCTATCCACGATAATCTGCTTCGTTGCGTACTCAGCGTAAGACAGATTAAATGCTGCCGCCAAGAACTGAACACCAACAGCGGACGCAACTTCCGCGTTAATAATGATAATCTGGTCCTCAATAGAACTCCAGGTTGTACGACCTCCAGTACCACCCATTTTAGTGTAGTTATTATATGCGGTAGAAGGAAACTGAAACTGGAGGGAGAGGTTCTGAATAGTCTGCTGGAAAGCCGCCGCCGTGTCTCTATTAGTAGGAGCCGTAACAGTAACTGTATTGAGCTTTGTTCCGGCCAGAGCATTATCAATGAGCTGCTTTGTGTATTTAAACTCGTCAATGGTATTACCATTATACAGGCTGTCAACAATAGCGGCAATCGTGCCTTCCAGAGTATTCCAAGAAGTGAATGCGCTAGTCAGCATTTCATTGTTGATAGTAACCTTATACTTATCCTGACGGTTCAGACGATACCAAGCTGCCTTCACATCAGGCAGAGCGGGCTTCAAAATGTCAGAATAGCCATTTTCAGTCGTACCGTCAAACGCGGTTGCGTTAGCGGGGTTAACCTGAATCTCTTCAATGTCAAGAGCAAGCGCCTCAGTGCCCTTTTTAAGCATTGCCAGAGGATTGCTCCAAGTCTTTCTGATAACGAGAGTCATAATAATTTTGTTAACAAGGGCATTCAGAAATTCGTTTGCAACTGCCTCGTAAGTGAGAATAGGGTTGCCAACGTCAGCGAGGTTATATGGAGTTGCTACGGGGACTGCATACTTATAAGCATCAGAAGCGTCTGCTCGAATGCTGTTAAGCATCTCAGCAGAAGCAACTTGCGGAGTCTTGTTACTAGCCATAATTTATTTCTCCTTATATAGATTATCCAAAAATTTGTCTACGGCGTGACCCTCTTCGCCGGGTTTAGGCTCTCCGGATTTTTCAGGCTCCTGAGAGTCCTTTTTCTGTTCACCAACTCTAAGAAACAGAGCCATATTTGCTTCTTTCAATCTTCCATTCTCTTCTTTTAAACTCTTGTTTGTTTTATCCAGTTCTCCCTGCGTTGTAATTCCTGTTGTAAATGTATCCTGCATATCACTCAAAAGAGTGGTAAGCGTGGCTTGATCTCCATTGGCTTCCAGAACTTTCTTTGTAAACTCGTTCCAAGCGTCTGTGGTAAACTCGAACGGCATTATATTAACCTCCTAAACAAATCAATGGCCATATTTTTAGCTTTCTGTGTCTCGAACCGAACATTGCCTTTTGTGTAGTAATCAAGAAGCATATTGATAACAACACTTCCTCGCATTTTAACAAGTAGAGTATCAATGTTATGTGAATCAGTGTCCAATACTAACTTCTTAGCGGTCGGGTCGATCTTCTCAGAGATAAACATTAAATCATCTTTCATATCGCGGTAAATGCCAAACTCCTGATTCTGCATAATAAGCGTTGCAACATAGAAAGAATTATTTGACATCTTTGTAATAAAGGTATCCGTATCTCTAAGAAACTTGTTCTCCATGTTATATTTTCCGTACTCTGTATTAGCAATCAATTTGCCAAATCTCGTATTCTTTACATGATCTGTATAAGCTGGATTTTCCACAAGCTCTAAAGAAATGTCACCTTTGATCTTTAATCTCTGGCCTTCTTCAAGAGTTATATCAAAGTAAAGAAAATATGGATTAGTAAATGTAATTGCATTAGAGAGGAAAAATACTGGTATGTCTCGATCTCTGCTGACAGTCGAATAGCATTCAAGAAAAGCTGTTACTTCTTTAGGAAGGTAATGCACCATGCCCACGTCAATGATAAACTCGTCAAAGATTATCATGCTTACATTGGGAAATGGTGTTGACTTCATCATAGTGGCTTTAGAAAGCGGAAAATACCATCCAGCTATTGCACCATCTATTCTGAATACTCCTAGATTTGACTTAAACTCATGATCTGGAAACTCCTGCATTACATCATCGAAGAAGTTCTTAATTGTGTTTGATGGAAGCTCAGTATCATAGCGGCGTAAATAAACAAATTGCTCTCCCCTTTTAAGGAAGTTACTTATAGCTCGCTTTTTTGCCGCATAAGTCTTACCTGCACCACGAGGACCAACAACGAAATTAAATAGAGTATTATATGACAAGGTTTTGTTTATGTCATAATACATTGATTTACTCATAATATTAGAGTGGGGCATATATACAGTTGTAGCGTCACAGGATACAAACCCCAGTCACATCCAGGCCGACTCTTCGCCGTTGTACTCCCGAATCGTGGAAACGAAAACCATATACTGCCCCATTGCTATTGTACACCTTCTTTCAACACTTGTCAAGTTCGTTTTCCAATCGGCTCGACAATTATTTTGACTTGATCTTAAACGTTGTTTCTCGCAGGATTGTCCCACCTGGTATTATTCTAGGCATTAACTTGCCTTCAAAAGTAGCGCCTTCTTTGAAGTTCCCAAATGTAACTGTTTCTTTTATATTCTTAGGCATTCCTGCACACTTTACGTCATTCTTTCCATTTATGCTTTCCATATAAGTCTTTTGGCGAATGAATACGGCGTGGTCAAATTCTTCTTCAATCTTGAACGCTCCTAATCTGTATTCATCAATATCAATATCTGCCGGTTCTGTTCCTTTAACGTGGAGTGAGTCTGTATCGGCGTAAATAAATCGTTCACCCAACTGCTGAGCCGCACGAATGATTTTATCACGCGCATAAGACGTTATAAAGGATGCTACTGCTACATAATAGGCTGTTCTGCTCTCTTCTGCTCCATAATAGTATGTTACCTTATCCTGATCTTTGTCAAACTGTGGAATCTTTGATCTTCCTGTAAGCGATGCACCGAATTTCCCATACAATGAGTTAAGCATCAACTTAGCAATCTGAGTTAAACCTTTATTTCCTGTTCTCTTTCCTTCGTTTTTCTGCTCATACCAATAGTCGATATAGTCAGCGAACATACCGACCATACCTTTAAATTTATATCCACCTTCCCATGAATATACGGTCACATCATAGTTATCGAAAAACAACTTTAGGTCTACACTTGTTAAAGTTAATACGGTTTCTACTTCTGACTCTCTTAGGTATTCTGTTTCTGAATAATGAAAATTATTCTTGATCTGAATTGACGGTACACAACCGGGTTTTAATTTGAAATCACATACAAGGGATTGAACGTATAATGGATAACCTTCATCCTCTTCGTATTGTCCAGTGAAATAAACAGGCTCTCCGTAAGGAAGTTTACAAAACTTCATTGCCCATGGATACATTGAATTGACATCATAAACCTGACCTCTGCCAATAGGCTTATTCTTGTAAACAGGATTGAGATATGTAAAACCGCCTTTATAGCTCATTCTAATATCTCTATCAGTTATGGCATCTAACGGAGGAAACAATCTATCAAATTCTGCTTTTCCTAAACGGGTTTTAAAATCGTTCATAGCATTTGAAGCTGTTGTTAGCTTCTTCATGTTGTGCTCACGCATGAATTTTAAAGCCCGTGCCAAAATCAATGTATCATTTCTAATATAGAGCTTTTCATGCTCTGTTAATTCGTGACCTTCTTCTCTGTCTCCTTCATAATCTAGGTCTAGTTTCTCTAATTCAATATCAAACGTTTTAGGCATTTGAGCGATTGGCATTGGAATGATCTTTAAACTATCATATATTGTAACTTCTCGTTTCAATCCTCCTGGTCCATCTTCGCCTCTGATCTTGATAGTATACCACATTCCCATATCAGAGATAAGAGTTGTAAATGTCTTTTCGTCTAGCCTTCTTTTTGAACTCCATTCATAGCCTAATCTAAATAGAAAATCTACTATAAAAGAACCATCGAATTTCAAGTTGTGAAAGTAGCAAACTTCTCCATAACTGAATGCGTATGTTAGCCAGTCTTCTATTTTCGTCCCGTATTCAATCTTTTCACTCTCTACTTGTACTCCACACCATGCCCAGACTCTTGTACGCTCGTCGTTAACGATTGTTTCAAAGTCGCAGGCAATTATAGTCTATAACCTCTTGACTCATAGAACTGTAACCATCTTCTATGAACAGATGCGATATTGTTCATAAAATATGGAACGTCAGAAATGTTTGTAATAGCTATCTCAGGAACAGAGCGTTGAACAAGATAAAACTCTTCTGGTGTTATTGTTGTTGCCATCTGCTCAATCTCTCTTACCATTTGCATAGCTTCCTCTGTTCCGGCTCCCGTTAATTCCATGAATTGCAGGTTTTCCTCTAGTTGTGAAATATAGTTTGTATTCCAATTTATTGTTCTTCTATCTATAACTGGTGTATAGTCTAACCTCATTAAATCTGCTAATCTTCGCGGAGTCAACTGCTCAAATTGTTCCTCTCTCAAATCTTGATCTATCTGAGTTGGTAAACGTCCTGTTTGGCCTTGTGCTTCTTTAACCTTCTTTGCTAATTGCCTACGCCGCTTATTTTCACGTTCTAGATTGCGTTCTATAATTGCTTTCTGAGCTTTAAGCATGGGCTGTCCTTGGTACATTGTCCATTTCAAGCCAGATTCTCTGAACTGCTCTAATGCTTTAGCTGTTCTCTTAGCTTCTCTTTTCCCCTGGCTTGCTAACAGCCCTTTTACTGTCGTTGGTTCTGGCGCAAATTTTAACAGCTCTGGCCTTGTTCTTTTTCTTAATGCTCTAACTCGCTTATTGTAGTTCGCTACTTGACGTTTAAATAGGTCGTACTCCGCCTGTTTCCATCCTTTAGGCGGCCCGCCTCTTTTAGATTTTGCCATTATATCACTCCTATTGTGAGAGCCGCCTTAGAATTTAAGGCGGCTCTCTATTAGAGAATGGGAAGATGGTTAGTTAGGGAAGAGTGATAGAGAGAGTAGAACCTCTCTTAGTGGGAATCTGAGAAATCAGAATTTCCAGCGGGTCCTCGAAGTGGAGAGTGCCGAAGATCATATACAGATTCGTGAGACTGGAGAAGATGCCGTTAGAGGTCGCATTGTAGGCATTTCCATCAGAATCAATCAGAACGGAACGAATTCCGGTGTCTTGTTCGCCGTCTTCACCCTCCATTGTGACGTTCATCAAAATAACGTCTTTGAGCTTGATCTTCTTGTTAATCATGTCGCTGACTTTGTACTTCGGCTGATTCATGGCGTTGAACAGTCTGACCTTACTCTTCATATCTTCGGCGCGGAAGGAAACGAACTGATTAGTCTCTCTGTTGAATGCGTTGAAGTCCAGCATCTTGTCATTGGTAGTAGTCATAGCGTTTTCCATTGTTCTTTACTCCTTTAAAATAAGTTATATTTGAATACCCTAGATGGTTATTCACTTGTAATACTTTCCTGCGTTTGAAACGCTGGAATTATCGAAGAAAAATTTCTTACTCATTACTCTGCGCTCAGTTCTTGTACTGCATCCTATAAACAGGAGTCCTTTTTCATGTGCCATTTTAGTTGCTTGTTTTAGAGTAAGTTCTTCACAATCTGTAAAAATGAACTCTTCATTGGTTTCTGGATTTAAAAACTTATAGTCATAAACCATTAAGTTTCTAATAACTAGGCTATCTCTTCTTACCAATTCAGTCTAACCTCCAACCGCTTTAAATAATTTCTCCATACGGTGTCAATTAAAGTATATGCTGTTTGGTGAGATAACTCTGTATATCTTGTGATAAACTGAATACACTCCACTGTATGATAACCGGCAGGATACATAATAACCAGGGTTTTAGCGATACCATCTGAAATGTGAACTAAAAGGCATCCTCTATTATCCCTTAATTCTTTGAATCTGTCGTAAAAAATCTCGTTCATTTCTAAACTTCACTTCGTTCCACTTATCGCCCATTTAACGTCTGCGTCATACAATGCTGAATCTGGTGTAAACCTGTAAAATAATGACCGACCTATTATCCTGCAAAATGGTTGCCCAAAAGAGAAGAAAATAATCTCTCCTAGATCCTTGTAATAAAAGACCTGCTCATTCTGATAAATGATAATCCTCATTCTCTCGTTCTCCCTTCTAAAGCATCAGCTATGCGAGAGAGGTTTTCGTTAATGTTACAGAGGGCTTCGTAAAGGCCCAAATTTGTGTTCGCAATCATGTTGTTGCTAATGAATCCGCCACTCTTGAAATCTGTAAGTTGCGTTGCTCTTCTCTCCTGCTTCTCTTTTGTAAACATATTTAATCTCCTTATTTGTAGCTAATTAAGTTAGTTGTGTCTGTGCTGTTCTGACCGAAATAAAAGCCTATTACGATTGCATACAAGCTCATAAAATCAGAGCTGACTCCAACGGTACACTCTGCCACACAAAAAACGATGGTAAGAGCGATTGCCATTAAAGATTTTGCGGTAACGAGGGATGCAAGATTATTCAAAAGAGTCTCCATAAAAATCATCCTCCAAATAATTTTGCATATAATGGCACCGTTACAAAATAATTAACTACAATTTTGCATAGGCCTATATGCCTTTGACGCCTCTAATAAAGTTGACGCGTATTTAGATACGCCTTCTAGCCATGGAATGAAGTTAAATAAATCCATATCTAGATAATTCATTTCTAGCATGGCTCTCAAAAATACCCATGAATCTGAGGCTTTTAGGCGGTGGATAACATCATCGTATAAGAGCTTATCTAGGTGAAATACTTCAGGCCTTAATGGTGAGAAGGGAGGGGGAGGGGTTTTAAACTCGTCATTTTTAGTACCCCCTGGTCCCTCTGAAAAATGGGTTTTAAAATAGTCGGAATATGCACATAATACATCCTTAATATCATAGATATTTTTGTTGATGTCTCTGATTTGAGCTTTCATGGCGCTAATATCTGAGTTCACTTATCTTTGACCTCCTTTAGCTCTCTAAACCGATAAAGTTGGAGCCGATTTACTTTAGCTATGTAAAGCGATGATGAATAGCGATATTCTTTAACGGATTAAAGCGTTAGCGTGATAGCACTTTAACTTGAGTCCCGGAGGGAGGGCATTAGCCCTCCGCCTCATCGTCAGTTTCGACGGTACTATACTTAAGGAAAGTCTCCAAGTCCATGGAACGCTTCTCCGTAACCTCCTGAGTAGCGATCATGAGGGCCGCCTTAGGAATGCCGTGAACTTCCTTAGCTTTTGCCAAAGTACGGCTACCCATGTTAGGAGTGCCGACAAAAGAAGCAGTTTCGTGAACTTCAAGTTTGCCGTTCTCTTCCTTGACCTCTCCGAAGATATACTTTGTGCTCTTAATGGTTCTTGTGAATTTCATGATTCATTCTCCTTTAAATTTGATTTCCTTTTCAGGACCGGAGAACGGCTTTAAAGCTGTTCTCCACGCTTTGGGCCTAACCTGCTATTTAACGACGCCCAAACGTCTGAGCTTTTGCAAGCTATAAAGGTAGTTGGCTATCTCTTTAGCTGTTTTGGCTTGAAATATTGGTTCTATGCCTCCATAGTCGTTGACTCTGATTGAAAGCATCCATGTCGTGTTATAACTGCAAACTCTGAAATCCGGGTAAACGTCTCTTGCAAGAGCGTTTATGCTGTCGAATGTGTAGCGCATTTAGCACACCTCCTTGTATTGCATATAGTAATAGTGTATAACTGCTCGAAGAACTACTTTATAATCATTGACACAACCTTCATACCATGCGAAATGAATAATGCCTTCAAAAGCTCCCCAAAGAAGTCTATCAAAATTGTCGTATGCTTTAATCCAGCTCTTGCCCATCTTCTTATCTACATCAATTTGGATTTTGGCTGACTTGTAAATAGGGAGCCATTTACGGAGATTCGTTAGAGTCATATTAAGTTCTCCTTTCATATTCTGTTTTAGGTTGATCTGTTATTTTCTGTTTCCTTTTCCTTGATATTATA